GACCCAGGGGCGGACCGGGAGGCGACCCAGGGGCGGACCGGGAGGCGACCCAGGGGCGACCCAGGGGCGCACCGGGTGGCGAACCAGGGGCGACCCAGGGGCGACCCAGGCGCGGTCCCAGGGGCGACCCAGGAGCGGACCCAGGGGCGACCCAGGGGCGGACCGGGAGGCGATCCAGGGGCGGACCCAGGGGCGGACCCAGGGGCGGACCGGGAGGCGACCCAGGGGCGACCCAGGGGCGACCCAGGGGCAGGGGCCTAACTTCAATCGGAGGCCTGGCCTAACTTGGGGCCTAACTTCAAGTGGAGGCCGGGCCTAACTTGGGGCCTAACTTCAAGTGGAGGCCGGGCCTAACTTGGGGCCTAACTCGGGGCCTAACTTCAAGTGGAGGCCGGGCCTAACTTGGGGCCTAACTTCAAGTGGAGGCCGGGCCTAAATCAGACCGGCCAACCACAGAGGAGATGCCCACCCCTGCCTTCTCCCACACCCGCCGCAATCATAGTCCGCGTCAGGCTCTACCCTCGACCCTTCCCCACACGCCGGACAAGTGACGTCCGCGAACCCCTGGTCCATAATCCTCTGCATCTCTTCGAGAGTTTCCATTACCCGTCCCCCTAAACCAAAGTCCTCATGCATCGAAGCAACCATTCCAACACGTCGTCGTGACCCCGGAAGCAGTATCGCCCCCCCTCGAAGCGAAACTCCCAATCCTCCCCATACCCCTCCCTGATCTGCTCATGCACCAGACGCAGCAGCTCTTCGCGCTCAGCCTTAGAAAACGCTCGGAGGTTTCTTCGGCCACAGGCCAAGGTCGGCATTCCGACAGGAGTTTTGTACCTAGCCATAACTCTTCCTCCCTACTCAGACGAGGGCAGCAGCATGGAGGGGGCCACCTCCAGAGCTCTGGCCAGAACCAGAACAGTCGACAGACGGGGGTCGGGGATCCTCCCGGCCTCGATCTGCCACACACGCCCACACCACTTCTTCCCCGACAGCTCCGCGCATGCGCGGTCCAGCTGTCGGGAGCCCATCTCCTTCATGATCCGGCACGCCCGGACCTTCTCACCAAACGTAGCCATGGTAGTCCTCCTTCTGGCTACCCACAAGGCTAGTCGAATCTTCCTCGCAATACAACCCCCTTCCCAAAATAAAAAACAGATAACTAATCCGCCACTCCTGATACCAAGAGCCGGACCGCCCAGATCCCTCAAATGCAGACAAAAGTACTACAGAAGGAGGCCTTTCTAAATTTTCGACCGCCCCACACCAAAAACACTCGAGACCTGTCGCCAACTCTCGCATTTTTAGCTGACTCAAAAGAATGTTACCGTCCCCCAAGTCGACCATTTTTCATTTGCAGACGGTCGTCTGTCACGACATGCTGCGGTTGCGGTCCAGAGGTATCAATCTACCGACATGCGTCTGCTTATCAGCCAAAAACGCACCTCATCCGTGCACGTTTTTGCACAGCGGCTAACTCCTTTACCCACAAGGCCTTTCGCAGAAAATGTGAGGAAAGTGCAGAAACTTCCCCTCTTTCCCCTCTGCATCTCATCTGCTGTATTCCACATTCTGCTCTCCTCATCCCTCTTTTGTAGCTACTGTCTGCTACGTTCTGCCTCTTTTCCTGTAGTAGTAGTACTTCAATTATGGATGGAAGATGGGGATGTTTCTACACTTTCGACACTTTCTGAAGTAACACAGCTTGTTGTAAGGGTTTAGATGCGGTGCAAAAACTCACATCGCCCGACACACCTCCAAAAAATAAAGACTCCGAAGAGCCTTTTTTGCTTATGCCGTTGTGGGTAGCTACCTCAGGCCGAGGCTAGGCCAATCCCGTGGAAGACTAGTCCTTTGTTGTCCCGCCTTTTGACAACCCCGTCCTTGCCCTCTATTCTGCTGTAGAAGGCCTTCTTCCCGAGCTGCTTCTGCCTCTCTCCGCTGCTGTAGGAGTAGGAGGTGTAGGAGGTCCACAGCTCCTTTGCCGGGACTTTAGCATCCTTGGCCAGGTGACACCTCTCCTCCAGGAAAAAGCATAAGGGATCCTCCTCGGTCTTGTACCGCTCCGTTTCCCACCTCAGCTTCTCTGGTATCTGCAGCCCCACGCTGTGGTATTCCATGGCCCCCTGTATCAGATAGTTCAGGATCCCCGCAGACTCCCCGACGAGCTTGTATTTTAGCCTGGGGTCGGTGCCGGGAGCTCCCTCGAGGAACTGCTGCTGGAACGGGATCAGGCAGATGCGCTCCCAGATCGCCCGATCCTGCCCGAAGATCCTGGGCTTGTGGTTTGTGGCCATGATCAGAAGGCCTCGTGGCTCGAGGAGGAAGGGATCCTTCCTCAGGAACCGCGCCTGGATCTTCTCTCCTCCCGTGTACTGCTTCACCAGGGACTCGTCCAGCCGCTTCCCTATGTTGGTCTCCTCAGCTACCGCGAACCTCCTCCCGCTCAGGGCGGCGAGGTCGCAGCGGATCCCCTCGTGCTGCTTTTCGAGGAAGGTGTCCGACCCTACCTGGTAGTAGTACTCCCCCACGATCTGGGAGAGGACGTGGATTAGGGTCGTCTTCCCGTTGCGCCCCCCTCCCCACAGGATGGGGAGCTTGTGTTCTATGTTGAGGCCACACAGGCCGTAGCCGAGCAACCTCAGCAGAAACGACCTCGTCTCCGGATCCGGCATGACCTCCCGAAAGAACTTGTCGAACAGGGGCGAGGTGGCGTCCGGGTCGAACTCCACAGGGGATTCCACGGTCGGGTATCTCAGGGGGTCGTGTGGGAGGAGGTCCCCGGTCCTCAGGTCCAGCACTCCGTTCTTCACCACCAGGAGATTCTCCAGGTGGTTTCCCTGGAACGGGTCGTCCCCCACGTCGAGCTTCCCTCTGGCAAGAAACTCCATAGCAACCAGCGCCCCTCGAGATTGGGACCTTGTGGCGCAGCCTCGCCAGAACTTCCTCGAGTCGTCGTCCCCTGCTGCTGTGGCTTCGGCGTGGAGCTGCTGCCCTACCGCTTCGGCTCGGAGGATCACGGACGGCTCAGAAATGGGCTTCCATATTCTCCCAGTCCATCTCATCCAATCCCTCTCCCGGCACCAGCACAGGGAGTCGCAGTAGATCCTGGCGAACCTCTGGCTGTTGCCGACGTCGGTGCCCTCCTGCCACCGCTCCGGCAAAGGCACCTCTCCCCCCTTCTCCTCGTCCACCTGTCCTGCTGCCTGCCCTGCTGCCCTTTCGAGCTTCGACCACGAGCCCTCGAGCCAGCACTTCCCCTGCTCGGCGTGGTGGTCCACGTACCAAACAGCCGCAGCGGTCTTCTCCAAGAGCCACTCGGAGGTGATGGGGCAGCCGAGCCACAGGGCGTAGATGTCGTTTCGGCAGGAGAACAGGGACATTTCTTTCCCGATGCAGCCCAACAGGAAGGCCGTTTGGGACCGGTCGGGCTTGCCTGGGGACCCCTCGTTCCAAATTTTCATCTGGTCGGCAGACGCCTGTGCTAAAAATGCCTTGCGCACAGAGGGCTCGCGGTCCACAATATCGTCGATGTCCAGGTCATCGACATCTCCGCTCTGCCGATCTTCTCCGATGAGGTGCTGCGAGGTTCCCCCACCATTCCCCTCAATCCCCTTTAGGAGAGATCGGCAGAGCTCTTCTCTCCCATATACCCTCCCCTCATCTACCCACAGAACCTTGCACCGCAGCGGCTCGCTGGGGTCCTTTCTGTGGGTGGAGCCCGGTATCCTCAGCACTCTGGAGACATCCGAGGTGTTGTCCCCTCCCACAGCTCTAGAGAGGGCTTTCATGAGGGATTCTGCTTCGGGCAGGTCGTTGCCTTCGTAGGGCTCCTCGAGCTTCCAGTAGGCATGCAGGCCTCGTCCTGAGGAGACCAGGGCAGAAGGTTGGAACCGCACGGAGTCCAGGGAGACTTTGGCGGCTGCGGCTGCCTGCTTCCGTGCCTCTTCGGAGGCGTTGCGCCAGGCGGTCTCCTTGTCGGTTTTCTTCGCTGCGGACCGCAGCGGCTCGAAGTCCAGGTAGTCTATGTCGAGCCAGAGCATGCAGATTCTGGACACGTCGGATTTCTTCCCGCGTCCCCTGGCAGGCAGCTTCGAGAGATTCCCCAGGCCGAAAAAGACGCCTTGCGTGTCCGGAGTGTCGTACTCCTCAAGGACGTTGATGGCTTCTTCGGCAGACGAAACGAAAGTGTGCCTTCGGAGAGGGTCGAACTTGCATATTGAAAATAGGCACGAGGTACTGGGCGGGTGGATCATGCGGAGCAGAGACAGATTGAGCACGGTCTCTTCGGTCATCGAGAGATCTCCTGTGGATGAGGTTTCCGGATTGTCTAGGGTACTCGATGCCGAGGTCTGGCGGGAGGGGCATTTTGAAAAAATGTAGGTTTTTGCCTACACACGCTCGGTCGCATCTGCTAGGCTTGGAGGTCAGTGTGACGAGGACGGCAAAGGACGGAAAAGGACGGCAAAGGACGGAAATGGGAAAGAAGCGATGAACGTGAACGGATACGAGATCGGACCCGGCGCGAGTCTGTGCGACGCGAACCTGCGCAGAGCGGACCTGCAATACGCGAACCTGAGCGACGCGAACCTGCGCAGAGCGGACCTGTACGGCGCGAACCTGAGCTGCGCAAACCTGAACGGCGCAAACCTGAGCGACGCGAACCTGCGCAGAGCGGACCTGCAATACGCGAACCTGAGCGACGCGAACCTGCGCAGAGCGGACCTGTACGGCGCGGACCTGAGCTGCGCAAAACTGAACGGCGCAAACCTGAGCGACGCGAACCTGCGCGGCGCGAACCTGCAATACGCGAACCTGAGCGGCACCACCCTCTGTGGCGCGAACATGGACGGTGCGGATCTCGGTCCAGACGCAACCCAGGGTCCGGGCAGGTACGTCTGGATACTGACCTTGGCGGAAGCCAGGTGGTTCGGGGGATGAGGGGTGAGTAGACAGCCCGGAGAGACGGGCACTAGCTCGCTGGGGTGGCCTGGGATGCCGCGACTGGCAATGGTAGCCTACTGCGGGGAATGGCGCTGTCACGTCTCCCAGACCCGGTTCGAATCCGGGAGCGCGCATGAGATCCAGGGGAATCCCCGGTAACGGGTAGCACGGATTGGCGGGGCGAGCGAACCCCATACCCCCGTCCGAACAGCAGGCGTGGCATCTCGGCGTACCACCCGTCGCAGGCCTGCAGGTGGGAGATCGGGCCGAGCGGTATAGCTCAGCCAGGTAGAGCAGCCAGCATTCCGGAGTGCTGGTGGTCGCTGGTCCAAATCCAGCTGCCGCGAAGCTCGATCTATACAGCCCGGAAAGACGGGCACTAGGAGATGACCGTGCGGATACCGTTCATTCGGATTGCGCTGAAAAATAGGGTGGTCAGGATCAACGTCTACGCTGAATACCTGTATTCGGTAGCTAGTTATCGATGGTTCTGCACTGTGCTATGGACGGTCATTTTCCGTTGCCGAGACCTGTCCGCAGCAATAATTGATTTGATAACAATGCTTTTAGAAGTGGAGATACGTGATTAGCCGACCGGGACCCGCCTGGACGCTGTTCAGGGAGGTAAAAGCAGGAGGCTGACAGCCCGGAAAGACGGGCACTGGCGCGCCGTGGCGATGTGGAATCGCATATGGAGAAACCCGAACCTGGCGGACACGAAAATCCAGGTCGTTCCGGTTCGAATCCGGAGGTGCGCATCGGCGAAAGCTGGCGACGGGAGTAGACGTTGTGAGGGCGGCGTATCCGACCCGTACTACTCGTGAAGACGACGGAAGTGGGGGCAGGTCCCACATGTCGAGACAGCCCGGAAAGACGGGCACTAGCGCGCTCGAGAATCTGTCTGTGATAGTTGCTGTACAGCGAGTCATGGCAGGGGACGGATCGCACCTTGGTACAGCCTCGGTGTTCCCGGTTCGAATCCGGGGGCGCGCATGAGTGAGGTCGCCGGCGGACAGGTGCAGCCGGGAGGGGGTAAGCCGCCCCAGGGCAGTATGCGGAGAGCCTCGGACCGGGGCTCCACGGAAACGGAAGCGGCCAAAACGGCCAACGGGTGTCGGAAGCAGGGATGCATCGGGGGTCGAGAGCGAGGGAAGACAATGGATTCTTGAGTGAGACAGCCCGGAAAGACGGGCACTAGAAAGGGATGCCAGGTATGACTATGGGATAGTAGAGCATTCCCGCCGCAGGGGAAACTGACGCCTGGCGATAACCTGCTGACAGCCCGGAAAGACGGGCACTAGCGCGTCAAGGCGAAGGAAGCCAGCCTGATAGGTGAGCCGTGGCCACGGCATCTTTTCCCGGTCCGATTCCGGGGACGCGCATGTTCCCAGGCAGGCCAGTTGAAAAACTGCGTATGGTTTCGAGCGCCGATCTGCCCGGTTCTCGGCGAGCAGCGAGGAGTGGATAACTGCGGTCGGCCACCTGACCAAAGCCTCGTGTAGTGGTTGACAGCCCGGAAAGACGGGCACTAGCGCGTCAGAGCAGCCTGGTGGCTGCCGTCTTCCCACAGGCGACAGATAGGGTGGGACTATCTCAGGCTGGGTTCGATTCCCAGGACGCGCATAGCTCGAGGGTGGTCCTCGAGCGCAACGGTCGGCGCTGCTCGTCGTGGTGGCGAGTGGCAGCGGTTTTAGCCGACCGTTTTTCCACAAGAGAGGTGTAGAGTGATACTGTCTGCCAGCCAATTGCAGCTATTCCGGGATTGCCCCAGGAAGTGGTTCCTCAAATACGTCTCCAGGCTCCCAGAGACGCCTTCCGCGAATCGCATCCCTGGGAGCGTGGCGCATGCCTGCGCGGCTGCGATCCTCGAGGGGAAGGACCCCTACAGGGATGGGTGGCAGATCTGCCGCAATCCCTTCCGTCCGTCCGAGATCCAGGGGCAAATCAACGTGCTCCAGGCGCAGCAGATCCAGACCCTCCTGACCCTGGCGAAGAAGAACGGGATGTTGGTCCGGCACCGGGACCTGAAGACCGAGTGGAAATTCCAGGAGCTGGTGCCGGGATACCCCAACCCGCAATTCCCCGAGACCATCAAGTTTATGGGGTCTGTGGACTCGGCGAGGTTCTCTTCCGCGACCACCGTCCCGGAAATCACCGATCACAAATTTACTAAGAATATCAAATATGCGTTGTCGCCCAAGGCGCTGGCCTCGGATGCGCAGATGGCCACCTACGCACACTTCCTCCCTGGAGACTGGGAGAGCTGCCTGCTGATCCACAACTACTATCAGTGGGATCCGGCAGAGGTGCGGCGGGTGGAGGCGCTGGTCCACAGGGGGTTTGTGGACGAGGTTTGGCGGGAGCAGATGGTCCCTCAGATAGGCGCGATGGCGGATATGCGGACGTTGTTCGCGGGTCGCTGGGATCCAGCCAAGCCCTTGGAGTCCTTGTCGGAGATGCCATCTCCGGTCAAAGGCGCGTGTCAACAGTACGGGGGCTGCCCCTTCCAGCCGATCTGCTCTGGAGTGGAGGGCTGCGAGGCCTACAGGACGAGGGTAGCAGCCCTAATGAAGAGAGCCGAGCGGGTGGCCGCCGGTCTGCCGGAGATGACCAACGATGAAAAAAAGGAGCTCATGGTGGGATTTCGAGACAAGCTCAGGAAGATGCAGTCTGCAATCGCGGGAAAGGAAGCGGAGCCGACCGTTCCGTCCTCCGAGGCACAGGCTCCGGCACCTGCGGGTGATCCGGCTCCGAAAGCAGCGGAGAAAGTCAAAGAGGCTGTGGCAAGCGGCCCGCCCTGGGCGGATCAAAATTGCCGTGCCTGCGAGGGGAAGGGTTTCAACACCGAGGGGACTCCCTGCCCTATCTGCGTTTTCACCGCTCGTCGCGCTCGACGAGGTCCGCTGCCTGCCGAACTGAAGGACGCGGAGATAGACGCCTGGAGGCAGGCTGTCATCGGCGAAGGGTCTGCCCAGAAGGACCGGTCGACGGTGGTTGCGAAGCCCGAGCCGAAGCCCGAGCCGAAGCCCGAGCCGAAGCCCGAGCCGGTGCCTCTGACCTACGAGCCCGCCTCCGTGGAGGTAACGTGGACCAGCTCCTCCGAGGAGCCCCGAGACAGGGCTCCTTGGACGGTCTTCGCGATCGACTGTTGCGTGGAGAACTGGGACGGTCACTGCTCCCTGGACTCGATCCTGCAGCCCCTGAGGGAGAGCATGGCGGCTGCGGCGGGCATGAGCTTCTTCGCAATCGACTTCTTCAAACGGAAGGACGCGCTGCTGGAGCATTCTGAAAAAATCGCCGACAGGATGGAGGGGCTCGTGGTGTCGGTGACCCGGACGCGGGAGAACGACGAAATGGTCCTGGAGCTCTCCCGGATCCTGCAGCTGCGGGGAGCTTTGGTGGTGAGGGGGATGCCCCGGTGATCGATCCTGAAGTCCAGAGGATCCTGAACCTCCCCAGCTTCCGTCCGATCTCCGAGACGGAGGCAGAGGCTCTGAGCTGCCACCTCGTGCGCCCTGAGGCACGGGAGGAGGGTTTCTCCCTGAGACCTATCCAAGCAGAGGCTGTGGTGGCGTTCGCCTCCTACCGGGGTCTGCTGGCTCCCATAGGCGTGGGGCAGGGGAAGACTCTGATCTCCCTGCTTGTGGCCCATGTCGCCATGCAGTCGCCGGGCAACGTCTCCAAGGCGCTGCTGCTGGTGCCCGCCTCCCTGCTGCCGCAGCTCTTGCTTGCGGACATCCCCCAGGCCCGGCAGTGGTGCGACCTCGAGTACAGGGTCCACGTCCTCTCCGGGATCCCCAAGGCGAAGCGCCTGGAGCTGGCAGCCTCCGGCAAGGCGGGTTTGTACGTGGCGAGCCACGATGTACTGTCGACGCAGGACGGGGAGCAGCTCCTCGAGGACGTCTGCCCTGGTCTGGTGATCGTGGACGAGTGCCACGCGTTCGCCCGCTTCTCTGCAGCGAGGACCAAACGCCTGGCGCGGTTCGTCAGGAAGAACCAGCCGCAATTCGCCGCGCTCTCTGGGACCATCACCTCCCGGTCGATCCGAGACTACTGGCACCTCGCGAAGTGGGCTCTGGGCTCTGGGAGCCCGCTCCCCCTGTGCTCCTCTGATGTAAACTCCCTCGCATGCCTGCTAGATCCGGACGGAGAATGGGGCACTAGAGAGGTATGTCAGTGGAGCCCCTTGTGGGAGCGGTCGGGGCAGATATTCGCGGTAGACGCAGAGACACCCGACAAGGCCCGAGCAGCTTTCCGGGACCGGCTCCGATCCGCTCCAGGAGTGGTGTGCTCCGCTGTCGACGACCTGGGCTGCAGCCTGCGCGTGGAGAATCTGAAGATCCGGTCGCCGAACGAGACGGTGCGGGCTATGGAGCAAAGGCTCCGGACGGCTTGGACTGCCCCGGACGGCAGGGAGCTGAGCTACATCCTGGAGGCCCACAGGTACTTCGAGCAGCTGTCGGCAGGCTTCTACTACCGGGAGGTCCCTCCCCCCACGGCCAGTTCCGAGCAGATCCTGCTAATGAACGAGAGGAAGCACTTCAGAAACCAGTACTTCTCCTCGATGAGAAAGTACCTGCAGATCCATGGCAGGAAGGGCCAGGACACGCCCGCCCTGGTGGAGCGGCTCTTCGTGGTGGACGAGGACGAAGAGACTCGAAAGCTGACTCCAGAGCAGCAGGAGCTCCTCGAGCTGTGGCAGCTCCTTCACTCGGATAGATTCCGGGATCTCCCAGAGTTTCTGCGGGTGGGCACGCCGGTGGACAGCTTCAAGGTTTCGGCGGCGATGGCCCTTGCGGCCCGGCTGACTGCTCGAGGAAAGTCGGTGCTGGTCTGGTACAAGCACCGGCTGGTGGGAGAGTGGCTCCAGAGCATCTCCCCCTCCCCGGAGGCTGCCAAGTTCGGAGGCTTTCGGACCGCTTACGTGGAAGCCGGTCAAGACGAGGACGCGGCTCGGGTCAATGCTCTCGCGCTGGAGGGGAAGCCGGTGCTGGCGGTGATTTCCGTTGCGCACCGCGAGGGGAAGAACCTGCAGGGCTTCCACCATTCGGTGGTAGTGGAGTGGCCCCGGTCGGCTCGTGCTGCGGAGCAGTTGATAGGCCGCACCCACAGGATGGGCCAGAAAGCAGATACCGTCCACATCTACAGCTGCCTCCAGTCGGAGTGGGATTTCGCGAAGCAGGCAGCCTGCCTGGCAGACGCGGCCTACGTCCAAGAGACTACCGGGGTGCAGCAGAAATTGTTGTTTTGTGATTTCGTGAATCCTCCGGCCAAATTGGATCCGAGGATCGCCAAACAGTATGGATTTGATATCGACAAAGGGGAATGAAATGCCTGTGAATCCTTTCGCCAAGCAAATTTTCGCCGGAATGAAGGATGCCGAGGTCAGGGCCGGACGGGACCGCCCCGGCAGGTACTGGCAGCGGATCGACCAGATGAAGGTCGGCATGTCTCACAACGGACGTGCTTTCTTCAGCGTGGAAAAGACCACTGTGCGGGTGCTCGAGGGCTCCATGACGGTGGGCCTGGGTTCGGTTCAGGTCTACTCGAAGGCCTCCTATACCTTCTTCGAGGACGTGAAGGGGCTCCTGGGGATCCTCACGGACACGCCCGCAGTGGAGATCTCCGAGGACGATGCGCTCGCTGTGGTGGACGACGCTCAGCCCCTGCGGTATCAGACCCTGGAGCTGATCGTGGAGGCCAGCGACAACCCGAAGTATCCGAACGTCGTGCCGCTTCGGCGGGTGCCTGCCGCAGAGTTGCGGAAAGAACTCCCTGCGGACGTGATCAATAAGTACTACCCCGATAGCATTCTGGACCGGATGGAGTAGACGTGGAGGACATCAACAATTGCGCAGTCGAGACGATTTCCGTGGGCGGGTGCTGCGCTCTGCTGGGAGGGGGGACCTCTGCCGCGAGCCAGTGCTCGACATCGGCAAAATTCCGCATCCGCTCCGAGTGGGCATGCTTCTTTCTGTGCCCGAGCTGCTTCGAGCGTTGGAAGGAGGATGGCCGGGAGAGCAAGTCGACCATCAGTTACCTGGAGGACGAGGTGGCGGCAGCCGAGAGGAGGGAGGAGGAAGCCTCGGACGCGCTGCACTTCGCTGAGGACAAAATCTCGGATCTGGAAGCGGAGATATCCGGTCTCCAGGGACGGGAAGAGGACTTGATTTCGGAGCGGGACGACCTTCAAATTCAAGTGATAGATCTTCGGACAGAACTGGATAAGGAGCGAGACCAGTGGAAGAGCCCCTGTTCGCCGACCAGCCCTCCAGAGCAGCAGGATACCCCGTCTGCAAGTGTGGAGGAGACAGATTCCAAGCTGTCGGAGTCCGGATCCCTCCCCGAGGTTGTGTCCGATCCTGGAGACCTGGACCCCAGCCCATGCTCGAGTGCGTCCGATGTTTCCGAGTCCGATACTACTACAGCGCGGGGAAGGTCCAATACAACCCCCTCATCGGAGACGATGGGAGATTCGACTTCTGAGCCCCGCTACGACGCTCCGGAGGATCGCACGGACGCTCTGCGGGGAGGTGTTGTGTGCTTCGACACAGAGACCCGCCCCATCGGACCGGGAGCTGTGGTCCCTGAGCTGGTGTGCGCGTCGTTCTGTGGTAGCGACGGCTACGCCTTTGTGACCTCCCACCCAGAGGAGATCCGCTCCGTGTTGGAAGACCTGCTGAAGCGCCCCGACGTGAAGATCCTGGGGCATTCGCTGGCGTTCGACCTCTCGGTTATCCTCCAGGCCTTTCCCGACCTCCAGGACCTCGTCCTCGCCGGGCTGGATTCGGAGAGATTCTTGGATACCAAAATCCGGGAGATGCTCCTGAACCTCGCGGAACACGGACAAATCTCGGAGATCGACAACCCGGACGGCACCCAGACCAGGATCAAATACACGCTGGCCGCCCTGGTGAAAAAATACCTCCACCGGGACATTTCCGGGACCAAGGAGCAGGGATCCTGGCGCGTGAACTACGACCTGCTCGCGCATATCCCTGTGTCCGAGTGGCCCCCCGCTGCCGTGGAGTATGCGGAAGACGACGTGCGTCTCCCCCTGTCGGTCTACGCGGAGCAGGAAGGGAGGAGGGAGAAGGTCCTCCATGCCATCGGCTGCGACCCTCTGGATACGCAGGATTTCCGGGTGGCTGTGGACTTCTGCCTCTATCAGATGGGGGCGCGGGGGCTGGCGGTCGATCCGGAAGCCAAGGCGGGTATCGCGGAGAAGCTCGAGGCAGAGCTGGCTCCCGAGAAACTCTCCAACCTGATCGCTTCCGGGATTCTCCGTCCAGCCGCCCCTTCGCAGCCCTACAAAGGAGGGCAGATCGACCATGAGGAAGGCTGTCCCCAGATCGGAAAAAAAGGCAGAAAGACCTGCGAGTGCCCGCCCAAAATGAAGAAGGCAAAGAAGGAGTCGGTAGACTCCAAGAGGCTCCGGGCTCTGGTGGAGGAGGTCTGCTCGCAACATGGGATCCCTGTCAGGAAGACTCCCAAGGGGAAGACCTCCACGGACGCGCAGTTTTTCGAGGACCACGGGCATCTGCACCCGGTACTTCAAGAGTACCAGCACCGGCAGAAGCTCCAGAAGGTCGCGACTACGGAGCTCCCCCGGCTCGAGTGGCCGAAGGGCTCCGGGCAAACCGCCGAGCGGGTCCACCCGAACTTCCTGCCGCTGAAGGAAACCGGTCGCATCTCGAGCTTCGGGGGCAGCCTCTATCCGAGCTTAAATATCCAAAACGTCGACCCTCGTGTGAGGGGCTGCCTGGTCGCGTCACCCGGCTACCGGCTCTGGTCTTGGGACTACTCTCAGATCGAGCTATGTACGCTGGCGCAGCGGGTCATAGACCTTTGCGCGGACAGCAAGCTTGCCCGTCTTATCAACGCCGGAGTGGATGTCCACGCATACCTGGGAGCGCAGATCGCTAAGCGGAAGTGCGAGGAATTCCAGAAGGATCTGCGGGCGGAAGTCCGGCCTGGGTGGGGGGCGATGGAGGATTATGAGCTGTTTCTGAGCTGGAAGGAGCGGAACACGGCGAAGCAGGAGAGGTATGCCTACTACCGAAAGGCCGCCAAGCCTGTGGGCCTGGGTCTGCCTGGAGGCATGGGCATCAAAGGTCTAGTCAAGTATGCTCACGGGTACGGCATCGACATCTCCGAGGAAGGTGCCAAGGAGCTGGTCGATATCTGGCACCAGACTTTTCCGGAGATGTCCACCTACTTCGATCTGGTCAGGAATACCATGGTAGATCCTCTGCACTTCGACGACCGGGGGCCGAGGTTCCGCTACCTGTCGGACCTGGGGATGTACAGGTCTAACATGCGGTATACCGCATGCTGCAACGGCTTCGCGCTGCAGACCACGGCAGCCGAGGGGGCTCTCCTGGCTTTGGTCGACTTGCAGAAGCGGATGATGGACCAGGGGGACCTCCTGGGTGGGGGGAACCTGAGGCTGGTCGCTATGATCCACGACGAGTTTCTGGGGGAGATCCGGGAGGGCGTGGTGCAGGAAGCGGTCTCTGCTCAGGTCGTGGAGGAGATGGTTCGGGGGATGGCACAGTTTGTGCCTGACGTGAAGATCCGCGTGAAGGCGAAGAGCCTCGAGAGGTGGGAGTAGCGTGAAAAAGGGGGCTGAAGGGAGGGTTCCTGTGACCTTTCAGACTCTACTCCTTTGGAAGGGAGTGGACCTGGACGAGAAGGTATCCATAGCTCTGGAGACAATCCGACAATATGCTCCCAAGGAGGGGTACTACGGGTGTTTTTCCGGAGGCAAGGACAGCGTGGTGGTAAAAGATCTCGTCACGAGAGCAGGAGTGGGAGCGAGCTGGAGCTATAACGTAACCACTATCGACCCTCCAGAATTGTGCAGAAGCATCCGCAGGCACCACCCGGAGGTGGTATGGCAGAAGCCCAAAAAAAGTCTATGGAAAGCTGTGGCAACTAATGGTCTTCCCACTCGAAGATTGCGGTGGTGTTGCAAATTGTACAAAGAGAGATGGGGAACCGGAAGAGTAAAGCTGACGGGGATAAGGGCCGCTGAGTCCTCCAATCGAAAAGCCTCGTGGTCCACTATCACCAAATCCCGAAAGGGAGGATGGTTCGTAAACCCTATTCTATTTTGGACAGACGAGGATGTGTGGGAATACATCGAGAGAGAAAGGCTCCCTGTTTGCGGTCTGTATTCCGAGGGATGGAAGAGGCTGGGGTGCATCGGGTGCCCCTTCAATTCTCGACGAATAGAGCAGTTTAAAAGGTGGCCCCTGTTTGAGAAGGGGTGGAGAAAGGCTGCCCAGTCTCGATGGGACCGAATGATAGAGAGGAAGCTGAACAACAGAACCTTGAGGACTTTTCGGGATTCTGGGGAGTGGTTCGAGTGGTGGCTCTCGAACAAAAGCATGCCCGCAGATCCTGGATGTCTTTCGTCTTTTGTCTAAGGAGAGGTGGGAGTGATGAGACCGCTCGAAGAGAAGTACGAGAGGGAGAAGATAGAGTCCTTGGAGCGGAAAGCGGAGAGATCCCGCCGCGAGGTTATCAAGCTTTCCGCAGGCAGGGCTCAGCTGGAGCTGTTCCGCACCCGGATCCTCGAGGCCCGGAATCTGCTGCCGAGGGAGTCTCTGGCTTTCTGCAGCGTGGCTCGGAGCTACGCGGAGCTGGTGCGCATCGTGGAGGTATCTGCCGCAGAGAGCTTCGTTCGAGAGGAGGAGATTCTTGCTCAGATAGCTGAGACCTCTCATGAAATCCAGCAGATTCGACAAGCCTTAGGGCTGGAAGAGGAGCCCGACCATGACTGACATCTACCTGGGCTGCGACCCTGATCTCCGGCACACTGCCATCGCTCTGCTGTTTTCGGATCCGAACGAAACGCCGATCCTGTACCAGTGCGACGTCCCCAAAAAGCTCCGGGGAGCCGACGCCTGCAGAGCCTCCATGGTGGCTGTGAGGGACTTTTTCCTTTCCCTCCGTCCTCCGGCTTGGGCAGGAGTGAAAGCCGCTGCCGTGGAGTCCCAGGAGCTGTACAGCACCGGGCCGAAGGCCGCGCACCGGATCGCCCCTCAGCCCATGATCTGGCTCGCCCAGATCTGCGGCAACGTCCTGGGCCACTGTCAGCAGCTGCACAGAAACGTGAAGTTGTACTGCCCCGCCCCGAAGGAGTGGAAGGGACAGGTGCCGAAAGGAGTCTTCCACGAAAGGATCCGCAGCCGCCTCCACAAGGTCGAGAGAGACGCTGTGGCGAAGTTTTCGAAGAGCCGGAGGTCCCATGTGCTCGACGCCTGCGGCCTCGCTTTGTGGGCGCGGAAAATGCACGAGGACGAGATGCGGAGGGGAGGATGACCCGTGGCACTGTCGGATAATCTGCGGAGGTGTCGGGAGCGGCTGCAGCTCTCCATCACCGCTATTTCTGGTGACTGGGCCAGGAAGCACGGACACGGAAAGGACGCCTGCCGCGTCCGGTGGCATCAATACGAATCGGGAAGGACTCTCCCCTCTGTGGAGACTCTGCTGGAGCTGGCGGAGGTGCTGGGAGTGGAACCGGGGGAACTATTGGGAGATCGAAAATGAAGAGCAAAGAACTGTGGGAGATCCACGAGACACTGAAACAGGTGGTGCGGGACCTGATCGACCTGGACCATCGAGGGACTGTGGAGCTGGCGGTATGCGCCGCGCATCTGGCCTACAAAGTCAAGGACCTCGCCGGGTGCTTCGACCTTTCGGAGGAACTGGAGAAGGAGCTGCGTTGAAAATGGTGGAAAAAAAGGCGGAGGAGTTCGATCGACAAGTGGCATGGGTGCTCATGGTGGGCCTGCTGCTGTTCGGTCTGCTGGCTACAGGGAGCATGCTGGCTTCGGAAAATTCGACTAAAGGCGAGGAGCCCTGTTCTCAGTGCCAGGAGCTGCAGCGCCAGCTGGACAGGCTCATGGACGTCCACGAAGACCTGCTGCGCACCACTCCGGAAACGCTCTGGATGCCGTACTGCCCGCACCAGTGCGTCTACTGCGACCAGGCCGTGTGGGAGGACGCCATGGAGCTGGCCAGGAGGTGGGAGCGTTGAACCTCGCCGACCGAATCCGCCCCCTCGGAAAGGAGATCGAAGCATGAGCAACACCAACATCTACGTGACCTTCGCGTGGCGTCGGGCTGACGCTTACACCATCCCCCGCACCATTGTAGGGGATCTGCACGCTTACGGGGCGTGCGTACATCCTTGCCCCCTTTGCGCCCGTACCGGGAGATACGACGGGAAGTACATGCCAGGGTGCTGATCCGCCACATGGATCGGCAGCCCTACCGATAAGAGACCGACAGGGAGTAAACGTGGAGTTTCTCGCCCGCCTCCCCCCAAGTCACGGTCACATACCCCTGGTCGCCCGCCGCTAAACTGCCCGTCACAGCCGTGACGTCCAGCTCCACAAACTGATCCTGCGTCAGGTTTTCGGAGTTGAGCGCCGTGCTGCTGCTGTGTTGATTTACGTTTTCGCCTATGCCCCCGTAGCTCGCATAGTACTGGACATCTGCCGACGCATTCGTGGTATCGGGGATCGCCCGGACAACCACCGAAAGGATTGTCTTCGCCTCGGCGGGCACCCTCAGGGGCATCCTGCACACCTCGGTGTCCTCGAGCTCCTGATAGACCTGCCCCGACTCTAGCGCGGTGGGGACCGTGACAACTTCGCGCACCGCGTAATCGGATCCGGCCAGGCCTGCAGGCGTGACTACCCTGGTGGAGTCGGTCCCGGTAGTCGTCTCTGCTGTGGTGGCGAGCTCTACCACGCCCACTGCGGTGGTGCTCGCGGCAGGAAAAAACAGATTGCTGAGCCGACCAGTCCCATCGGCTTTTGGGATCACATTTGGACCTGCTGTAGCCGACGCCACCTCGTCTGCGCCGCCGTGCTGGTGTCTGCTCGCGTGGGTCGCTCCGGGATACGTACCGGTATTCGGCGTGAGGTCTACGTCCTGATTTGGCACGGTCAGTACCCGCACCGTAGACGCAGCCACGGCTCCCACGTCGATCCTCATCTGCTTGGTGTTGTCGGCTGGATCCCGGACGATGCTGGTAGTGTCATCCGCTGGCAGGGTCGATCCTGCTCCCGACGCAGCAAAATCCCCCGTCCCTGGTGTCATGTCCAGGTCCTGATCCGGCCAGGTCATCGTGCGGGTGGTCGCGGTGGTGTACGCGGAAACGTCGTGCGCTTGCTTTTTTGTCGTGTCGGTAGGGTCGAGCAGACGGAACTCGTCGGTGGTAAATTCCTTGATCGGAGACGGTCCGGTGTAAGAGATGCTGGCAGAGGATATCGAGGTGTCATAGATCGCCGCGACGGCCTGGATTCGCGAGTTTCCAGGGTCGGTATAGGTGGACCGGCGCTGAAAAGTGATCCGGTACAGAGGCTGAATGCCGTCAGCCAGCTGGTAGCTGCCCCAGCGCAGAGCCTGAATGGACTCGCTCTCAGCTTCTTCCAGCGTAGAATACTCGGCCTGCCCCATCAGCAGGTAGTGATATGGGGCCGCGAGTGCCTGCACAGCCACCATAAAGTAGTTCACGTAGTACAGGTTTGAGACCGTAGTCAGGCCCCAGGTGCCGCCAGACAGCTCATTCCAGTAGATATCCCCACCAACCCCAGAGTTGATCTGAGGATCGGCCAGGGAGCCCTGTCCGAGCCACTCGCCATTCGCGTCGGCGTTTACCCGGTAGACGCAGGTGTACGACCCGGCAGACAGCGCAGGGACTGAGTCGATGAGGCCACCGTTTACGAATTTTCCCGACGCCACAGCGACTTGCTGGGCTGCGGAACCGTTGGTGTCTAAAGTATAGCCCGATATTGCGAAGCCGCTGTCATAGCGGGCACCCTGCAGATAAAGCTGAAGGTGGCTGTATGGCGAAATATCGTCCTGGTGGAGCGCGCCGAAACCCACGCCGAAGCCATCGGTTGCGTTGTAATAGCAGGTAGCCAGCAGGGCCTTTGTGGTCGATGTGATGATTTCATTCGTCCATACCTCTACTCCGAGGCTGCCATCCGCCTCGAGATAAAGAACGTAGCTTTCGGTTGTGTTCGCGTGGGCAGAAGTGACCTCGGCGGCGAAAGTGAAATGGAGGTGCACCCCGAGGAAATCAGCCTCAGCATCGGTCGCGGTAACAGTAAACTGCCGGGTCGCCGGGTTGTAGGTGATGGTCCAGTCGCTGGCGTGCTCGATTCGGCAGCCCTTGAACAGCCTGTACTTTCGGGGTTCGCCGCTGGAGTTGAGGCTGTACAGCCTGCTGCCGTCAATATACAGAGCATCGTACCCGGCATCGGGACTGGACGGAGTGGCCCCTTGGTCCTTGATCCACAGGGGGAGCTCTGCCTGGAGACTCGCCTTGGTGGTGATGCTGCTGATATGCGCGGCTGCTCCGGCAGAGTCCAGGTACTGGACCCGGAGCTCGCTCGAGCTGGGCAGGTACTGACGGAAGCCGGAGACGGTCTTCGCCAAGGTGGGATCCCAGGTGCCGTGCTCCACCCCCTGGGAGATCCCCGGCAGGACCAAGCCGAACTCCGACGAAGATACTCCCTCCGGCTGGTAGTCGGTGTCGTAGTCCTCAGGTCCCACTTCTGGCGGCAGGAGGAGGGCTCGCCCGTCCAGGCAGCCTCCCTTCCCAGGAGCCGACCGCATGCGGCTGCCCTGCACGGGAGCCGGGTGCTCCGTGGTCTCGTCTCGGACGAAGTGGATTCCGCCCACGAGAGGCCTCTCCCGCGCCTGCTGAATCTCCTCCTCGGTCGCTGCTCCGGATCGAATATCCCGGATATTCTCAAGGGTGACGGGCTGCGGTCTGCCCATGATCGCCGGGACGGACAGGTCGTTCCAGGTCGTCAGAGTCCCCCGACCCTCCAGGACCTTTGGGTTGACGAGCTTCGGAGGCTGGTAGTTTTCTTCTCCCCTCCACTCGTCCTCCGGGAGGTCTGGTCCCAGGGGCAGGAACATGAACCACCGCTGGAGCTTCGGGGCGCTCTCCCCGTCCGGGGAGACGTGCTTCGCGTCCGCGTCCACTCTGCAATAGACTCGGTACGGGATGCCCAGAGGGGTGAAGACCTTCAGCGGCTCGTCTACGGGCTGGATATCCAGGCCGTGGTCGATCCCGTCCCCGTACAGGAGGAAGCGATAGTGGAGGTGGAGAGCCTGGATATCCTCTCCGTCCTCTGTGGAGCCTCTGCGGTGTGCGCATTCGCTCCCCACCTCGAGGGGACCTCCTGCTCGTGCGGATGCGCAACCGATCCGCAGCGGAGCAGCAGGGGCTGTGTCGACCGTAGTGGTGGAGTCAGGTTCTTCGAAGGAGGCTTCAGGGAGCCCCCGCTCCTGCGTCTGCTCGTAGTCCACATCCGGGTCTGGATCGGCCAGCGGCTGGGAAGCTCCCCCGGCCTCCGGCTGCACCACCAGACCGTAACCTGCTACGGTATCTCCGGCCTCAGACGGTCCCAGCTGCCATGCAAGGGCGTTGTCGGTTCCCGAGGAGCTCCAGGGGACGTGGGTGGCCTCCCTGGGCCGGACCACTCTCCATGCGCTCTGGAGGCGAGCCCAGTACTGGATCCCGTCTTTTTTGTCGACCTCGTAAACACGGCTTCCAAGGTCGAAATACCCCTGGTTGGCGGCGACAAGACCGAGAGCGGACGGCAGCCATAGATCCTCCTGGGAGTGCTCCTCCGAGCCCGATATGGCGGTCCCTGTCCAGCCTTTCGGGTAGCGACCCGCGAACTCCGGCAGGGCGGGGAGCTTCTTCTGGAATCGCTTGTCGGCCTTGTGGTCTCGTTGAAGGATCGGCAGGATTGCCACCCACCCGTCCGAGGGCTCTTCCTCCTCCTCTTCCTCTTCTGCGGTGATAGTGCTTTCGTCCGGGTCGGGAAGCGGGCTCAGGTCAGAGATTTCCGATGCCATTTTGACTACAGCATCTACCACCGAGGGCCATGCGAAGCTCCACGCGGAGAACTTCCGCACCCCAGAGTCCTGGTTCTGCGTCTGGTCAGAGCTGATCGCAGAGCCTGCTCCTGCTCGGTTGTTTTTCCACCAGGTGGCCCCCAGCAAGTCCCCCTCGGTCCCATCCACAAGACGGATGTGCGGGTCCGGTCTGTCAGCGGTCGTGGTGAGTTCGGCCCTGCCGCACCAGATCACCCTGCGGTAGTCCAGATCGTGGTCGAGGTCGTGCATGCGGAGCGGCAGGATCCCCAGGACCACTTTTTCGGCAATTCTCATCGTTGCAAGTCCCCTAGCACGAGCCCTAGCTTCCGTAGAGTACCTTCAGGAAGGAGCGGGAGGATTTTCACGGAAGGAGGAGTGGTCCGGAATCCTGCGGTCGTGGTCCGCATTCCAGAAAGGTTTATCGACCACTCCACTGATCCCATATTTCCAGCGGGCCTGAGAGTGGCGGCGTGGATAGGCGTGGTGATAGTACCCTCCGCCCGGTCCAGAAGCTCCACATAGGAATGTGCGGCGACCGCTTTGGCGACCGCATGAATATGCTCCCTGTCCACAAGGAGGTTTTCAGCCATGGCCAGCGTAGGTCCGGGGGAGTCCAGATCGTTCCCACCCCATCCAAATGCTGCTTTTATGTCATCGGAAAAATCGTCGTGCCATGCAAATCTTGCAGTGGCTATCTGAGGATCTATCCTAACCTCCAGAGGAGGCCCCCTGCACTCTCCAAGATCCCTGTCTATAACCTGCTTCACAGACAGGGCTCCTACCGTAGGATTGATCCTGACCCGGTAAAGACCTTGAGTCCCCTGGGGACTTCCGGGAGTGAATGTCGCAACAAACGCCATCTTCATATCGTTCTGCAGAGCGATGTCGTATTCGATGATGGTGTTGATTCCCGACACTTCTAGGTTGGGGTTCAGGGCGTCCACCACCCGTCTAGGGAACACCGTGGCGATGAACCCCCAGTACTTCTCCTTGTGGACGACCTTGAAGATGCCCAGATCGTGGGAGAGGACCTGCACTCGAGCAGGAGCTGGGCGGGTGTTGACGTGGTCTAGACGCTCTCCCCATCCTCGAATATTCAAGACATTGTCGGAGACCTCCCCTGGGTGGCGTGCCAGGAGGTTGAAGTTGTACTTTACGGCAAAATCCTGGAACACCTGAGCAACGCCCCTTTCCCCTGTGGCGTTGTCCAGGATGGCAGCCCGAAGGGGTCTCCATGCCACGACCCGATCCATCCAGTTTCTTCGGATTCGGAATGTCTGCGAGTAGTTTTCGTAGATGGCCAGAACCGCTCTCATTCTGTCAGGATCTGCCTCCACGCCTCCGAAGGGCGCGGCGAAATTTACGGCAAGCTGGCCGTAGGGGAAGTCGCTTTGGACCGATTCGTGGTTGAAGAAGCGGGAACCAGACACAGAGGTGTACCCTTTTCTGGTCCATGCGCCGAAAATCTGGTCAAACGTCACCCACGTCCCATATGCGGTTTCCTCGTCCCCATCTCCGTCGATGTCGCAGAGCTTGTCGGTTGTAGGAACGACCATGTCCAAGCGGAGATCATCATCCGCATTCCCCACGTCCACCTCGGAGTCCGTCTCCAGGTAGTCGTGCCTCAGCTCGTACTCGCAGGTGAAATACACGTCAACGTGCCGGGGCCTCAGGTTGCCTCGGAAAGGCACGTTGGCGACAGAGGTGTTCCAGATAATGGGTCCGGGGAATTTGCCATCGGGATTAGGTCCGTGCTCGATGTAGTCCAGATCGTCTCCTGATATCGTGTCGACAACCACGATATCCCCGTCCGCGTCTATGTAGAGGTTGACTCCGGTGAAGTACTGGAGGGCTTTGGCAACTGCTGAGTGCCCCGCAGTGTCGATAAGAAGCCCGTCCACAGGAACTGAACGAGCGGTAGCAGTGGGGTCGAAGGGCATTTTGTAGCTGAACTGCTGGATACTTCTCAGCTTCTCGCTAAGGGTCCTGAGGACCCTTCCCAGAACGTGAATCGCTTCCCATCTCGACCCCCCCTCCCGAGTGGACCACCTTGCGTACTCATATTGGTCCACGATTTGCTGGACATCCACCAGCTGCTCGTCGAGCCACCGCCTATCTCCGGTTTTCCTTCGCCAGTTAAATCGCCATGGGCCGATGTGGACATACGGCCACATCCACCTTTGGTCAGCCACCGTTACGGTGGCTGCGTCAGGATGGTCAATGGGCGTAGAGCCTATGACGTAGAGGTTCCTAACTTCAATGTCGTCCAGCTGCAGAGTGACTGTATTCAGACCTCTGCCCATCTCTATGATTTGGTTGGCAACATCTCGAGGAAAAGTGAAGGTGTTTGTGTAGGGAAATACCCCTATTTTCAGCCTCCACCGCAAGTTCTCCGTCCACAAGATGTCAAACCCTGCTAACTTGGCCTGGGCTGTCACGGATACCCCCCTCCTGGTCCGGGGGTCGGCTGGGTGGAGTCCCCTCCTGCTCCTGGGTCCTCGTTTTCTGCGGGCAGATCTAGAGGCTCGCTCTCCTCAAGCTTCGCATACTCTGCTCTGGAAATCATTCTCCAGACTCGAGTTATGGTTTCGCTCGTCGCCTCCAGAGTGTGCCCGGAGTCAGGAATTCCTAGAGTTTCCGGGCTGGTTGCGTGGTTCTCCCTGATCAGAACAGGGATCAGTCCCCCAGAGTAGTTTCCGGGACCGGCAGGCACCTCCCCCTCCTCTGAATTTCCTGCCTCGTACCCGAAACTTATCCCCCCTGCCCCCACGCTTCCCAAAGCCCCTTTGGAGAAGGCGGAGTTCTCTCCTACATAGATGCCTCCGAACAACGAAGAGAATTGCCCGTCGTCGGAGGGTCCTACGAATCTTCTCCGGACCATCTCCGTAACCACAACTCTTCCCGGCCCTCTGGCCTCCACTACCGAGTAGGGGTCCGCTGACACCACTGGAATGAAGGCTTTCCCCTTTTCGTCGTTCCAGACTCTTCGGTAGCTTTGCTCCACTGTTCCGGATCCGTCCATGACAAGAAAAAACAATCTTCCCCGGATGCGGTTGTTTACCCAGTCGATTTCTGGTTCCGATGTCATCAGGGCTACCTGAGAAGAGGTGCCGAAAGCCGACAGGACTTCAGAGATAGCCGCAGGCTCTATAGTCCCGCTCCAGATGGAGTCCTCGTCGGTAGTGCTGTTGACGTCGATCCCGGCCTGCACGTAGGCGTTTACAGAAATGAACCTCTTCGGACCTTCTCCAAAATTCCGAAAGTCCCCCGGCCCCGCCTTGTTTCTGTTGATAGTGAAGGTCAGGTTGCGGATCTCACTCCGGTCGAAGAGGCTGGACTTCTCTTTGGTGTGCTGCTCTCGATATACCTGGGTCGCCTCCACCGTTTTGGTTTGGTCATCAGCGGGTCCTATGGTTTCTCGGAGAAGCTTCCAAGCGGAGATGGATAAAGCTGACTGCACCGCTGACGCGTATGCCGTAATAGCCGCAGAATACTGAGCCCGAGCGTCGTTGGAAGCCAACGCTGTGTAGACGGTCTGGAGAGTGACCGTCCGCAGCCGGGAGTCCTGATACTGCACCGAAACGGAGGATGTCCTCCTGCCCGAATACTGGACCGAGGGGAGGTCTCCTTGTACGGAGAAGTCGTACACCGAAGAAATCCCCGTGTCCATCTCGTGCCCAGATTTCGACATAGTGGCTCTGGTGTTCAAGCCGGTGTTGGTCGAGGGCTTGCAAGTAATCAGCTCTCGAGAATTCACCGTCAGGGAAAAGTCCTGATCCCGCTTATTCACTTCCGTGACCAGAGCATCTAGACGGGTCTCCAGCCCGGTATGCGTGGAGTCCCTCACCAGTATCTGACAGGAGAACTCAAAATCCTTGAAGCTTCGTTGATAGGTGTACTTTTCTACCGGGATGTAGTACTGGCTGGATCCGCCTATCGTGAGAGCTCCGTAGGTGAAAGAGATCTCCCTGGTGAGTATGGTCATGCCTCACTCCCACAGGTTTCCGGAGGATCGGAAAGGCCCCATGAAGGCGTCCCGCGCCATGTCTCGCATCTGCTCGATCATCATCCTCCCGCCCCGCTTGGCCTTCTCTCTCTCCGACATGGCCGCATCGAATTGAACTCCGGCCCTTTCCCCCCTCAGAAGTACTTCACTGCTTCGATCCACCCACTCCTTCAGCTTTTCGTTGGAGGCGAGGTTGCCTCCCCTGGCTATTCGCATGTAGTAGTCCTTGACTGCCTGCTCCGCCCCTCCCTCGGCAGCAGCTCTCGCCGACATATCCAGAGCAGCCCCTCCCGTCAGATTGTTGATGCCCTGCTGCACATCTCGAGCCCATACATTGAAGCTCCGATCAGCGACCCCTGGAGCCGCGAAGTCCATGGCCTTTTTCGCACCAGAGATGAGACTGAATACAGAGGACAGGCTTTTCTCAAAGCCCTTGAAGCTTTGCTTCTGAGCTTTCGCCAGCTGCCCCACCTGTGCCGCGTTCTTGTTCGAAGATTGTGTATGGGAGGAATAGGCATCCAGCAGAGCCCTTGTGGCTTTCTGGGCTGCGCTCTGCGCCATGCCCAGCAAAGCATTGAAGCTCCCCAGAGACCCTCCTCCAATACCCGACCGGGAAAATCCAGACGCCATGTCACCTCCTCCAGCTGGGATCCGCAGCGGCTTTCGCTGCTGCCTCGTGAAGACCTTCTTCGATCCGGTCCTCCTCCCTCCTCAGAACTCCGAAAATGGCGTCCGCTTCTGCAGGTCCTCGAAGAGCCGCGCACACAGTCATGAGAGAAGACCTAAGCAAGCCGGATCCAGCATCCGTCAGTGCCTGCCGGGAGCCCTCGTCCAGATCCATCCACTCCGACAGGGTAGGGCGCATGCCTCCCAGCAGTGCTGCTTCCGCGCTCTCTATCGAGAATCCGGGGGATTTCATACCGTGAAGTCCTCCAGAAGACCGTATTCCACGGTGTTTCCGCTGGTCGGGGGGATCGCCATGAACATGGCCGGGATCACATGCTCTGTCCGGAGCTGCAGGGCCAGCCTGGCAGTGGGCTCCAGGAGAGGCACGCAGCGCCGGAAATAGAGCGAAGGGTGGCTCAGAGGGTTATCGGCCACGAAGGCTATCGCGATCTCCCTGGAGGTGCCCAGCTGCCCTGCTCGGTACGTGTCCGGGTCGTGCTTGACCAGGACCTTGCCCGAGGAGCTCCCCGTCGCCGTGTGAGGGAAGAGAGCCGCCAGGGCATCGTCGTCCCACGTCCGCAGCGCACAGGAGAACACCCACCGCTCCCCGGTGTAGAACGTCTCCACCACCGTGCCGAACTCCTCCGCGACGATGGGGACCTCTCCGTAGGAGACCACGACCGCAGAGGATTGGACCTCCCCCAGCTCCGTCCCTCCGTGGGGAAAAGCGGCGGAAAAATCCGAGACATCCTGCACGAGACGCCCGGATACGCGAAGAATGCCTTGTGGAAAACGCGTCGCCACTACACATCCGCCCACGTGGGAGTAGAGCCCGCAGGCAGGTAGAGCCCGTAAACCCTCTGGATCCAGTACTGAAGTTTGGCCTCGCTCGGGATGGAGTCCGACCAGGTGAACTGGTCCCGAAGCAGGCTCGGGGTCGACCCTCCGATAATCGTGTACCACTGCCCGCGAAAAGGAGTGAACGGGGTCAGGATTACGTCGTCGATCAGGAGACCGGTGCCGCCCGTCTCGCTCCATTCGATGGAGATGTCGAGGTCATCCTCCTTGAAGCCCTTCCACCAGCAGTTTGCAGCGGTGATTGGGATGAAGAGGATCTGCCAGCCGGTCTGGGCGGCTGCCACGACGTTGGTATTGGCGGCTCCCAGCCGGATGGTCAGAGTCCCGGTGGCGCTGCCCACCTGACGATTCCACGCGACCTGCAGGTAGTAGGGGAGGTTGGGGGATAGCCGGATCCCCGTGGTGGCTATCTTCTGTTGGATCGACACCGAGGCTTCCAGCTTCAGGGCGGTTGCCGTGTCTCTTGGTCCTGCAGATCGATAATAGTTGGTGGTGTCCTTGGAGGTGTCGGAAGCCGCGCCCGCTGTGAAGGTCCAGTTGGTCACGGAGGTAGCGGACGTGCCGTTCGTGAAGCTTGCGTTAGAAAGCAAGCTGTTGTTCGCGGAGACCGCTGTCATGCTGCCGGTGAGGCCCGTGCCGAGCTTCTCCAGTCCGTCCTTGGACGCGTCTGCGCTCCTGACGCTCCATCGTTCCGAGTGGAGGTCTGCGGTGCCCTGGTCCGCGACACACTCCGCGACGAAGCTCTCCGCGAGACCCACCTCCATCTCGTACCCGTCAGCGTCGAGATACAGTCGACGCATGAGAGCATTTCCCACATTGGAGCCGCCAGCTGAGGGGCTTCCCCAGGTAAAGTTGCGCTCCTGTATATCGTATGTGTTGTCCACGAAATGCCTGTAGACTCTGGCTATAATCGATTCCACGGATCCTCGAGTAGCTTCAGGGACCCCCAAAGCCTCCCCGTAGTGCCTCCACAGAGGATCCCACCGAGCCCGGATCGCGGTGCGTGCCAACACCGCAGCCTTCCTGGCTCGGAAAGATGCCACCGAAGACATCGCCCGGCCCACGTACTGGCCCTTCATGGAGGTTCCCAGCTGCTCGAAGGAGTCCTGAGCCGATATAAAAGCGGCTGCCGTGGCAAACTCCGTATCCAATTCCGTAATCAGGGCATCTATCTGGGACCGTGCATTCGCTTCCGATGGAGTGCTCATTTGAAAATCCTAAGCAAGGGTAACTGTGACCGTGGTCCTGGAGGAGTAGGAGTCTTGAGAGTCGGAGGGCCAGTCCTTGTCATAGGCACCGAACAGTGAGAAGCTCCACTGCCCGGACCCCAGAGTTTCCGTGGTCGTGGTGTCCGAAGCAGACAGAGGGATGTTGGTCCCCGCGCTCTCGTCCGCAGGAGGGGTGGCCCCAGACGCATACCGGAGCCAGGGCTTCACCCAGTCGTGTCTCTGCGCAGGATTGGTCCACGTCAAGGTCACCTGCCCCCCGCCTGCGTCGGAAGCGGAGAGTCTGCTGCAGGGCGGGTAGTAGGGGCTTTGAGTGATCAGCGCCTGAAACAGCACCTCCCGATAGGCTCCTCGGAGAGTAGGGGAGGGAGGATTCGCAGCGGTGCTCGCTACCTGCATCGAGAACTCGCTGTCCGTGCCCAGCTTTCGCAAGCTGTTCTCCACCAGCTCCGCGACGTGCAGAACCCCAGGCAGCTGAGTGGCGTCCCGATAGGCTACGTAGGGGTACTCCCCCTGCGGGTCGTTGTCGATATCTTCCACATGGTAGCAGTTGATACCTACCACCACCTGCTGCATGATGATGTCCGGATTCTCCAGGTCTGCCGTATAGGGTCCCAGCCACGCTGCTCCGTGGATGTAGCTCTCGTTCCCCATGGCTTTGGGCTGCGCCAGCTGGAGAGCTCTCCTCCCGACCCAGAACTGGCTCCCGTCGTCCCCGAAGACGTAGGTTGCCGTCTCCGCGAACTGGAGAGCTCTCATCCTAGATCGAATCTCGAGCAACAGCGTCCGAGGTCCCACGAGATCCTCCTACAGGAGCCGATACCAGATCGGCCCGGCTACCTGCACGCCAGCCGAGATGGCCAGCTGGAGAGCCTCGCCCTCTGCGGTGCGGATATTGGATCCAGAGTGGATGTCGAAATAGTAGTATCCTGCGGAGCCGAAAGGCTCGCTGGTGCCGCCCACAATCGCAGACGTCCCCGAATACCACGTGATGGTGCAGGCCCCGGCAATCCTGAGCCTGGCTCGGACCAGCTGGATTTTCCGGCCCGTGACAGCAGCCAAGACCTCGTGAGTCGCAGCAGTGTTTTCGTCGAAGTCCACCGCACCCGTGGCCACAATCAGCGGTCCCGGAGGAAAATGCAGCAGATCCGGAGTGTGAGTAGCCATTATACGCTCCCTGTTATCGGTAGTGCTCTAGGCGATCTGCAGTCCCAGACCAGACAATCGGCTCTGTCTCCTGCTCCCACCCAAACCCCTCCCAGGAACTCTAGCTCATCTCTGCGCCAGAGCTTCCGGTGGGCCTCATGAGGATTCCCGAACAACTCTCCCTGGGGGACCCAGTACATTATGCCCTTCTTCACTCTCACCAAAGGAGTGGAGACTATCACAGCTCGAGCCGCTACCCTCCTGGACTGCTCCAGAGCTGCCTCCCCTTCCTCTCCCGTAACATGCTCCAGAGAATCCCCGAAGATTACGAAATCAAAGGCATTATCCGCCACCGTGGGCAGATAGCTTCGGAAATCCCCCATATCTCCCAGGATCAGAGAATCATACAGATCGTGGCGCAAAGGGCCGAAGTTGTTTCTTTGATACTCCCTGAGATCCTCATCGAGCAGATACTTGGCGTATATTTCCAATCCAACTATGCGGGCCTGGGGGCAGTACTCCCGAATGACGTAGGCAGTCTCTCCCCCTCCCATACCTAAGTCCAGGCACCGAATCTTCTCAGTAGGAGACGCGTGCCTCTGGAGTGCCTCCTTGATGTACTTGTGGGCTGTCTTATCCGAGGTTGGCATGGACCGCCTCCCTCCCCAGAGCCGTATCGTAAATATCCTGCATCCTCCCTCCGAAAATTCGGAGAGAGAACCTCTCGAGGGGGAATTCTGCCATGCTGGGCCTGGGAGTCTCCAGAGCCTCCTTGATAGCTTCGGCGAAGCTCTCCAGGTCCCGAGACCTGCCCGTGAACGGCGTGTACCTGCACCCGTCCCCCGCCACCACAGGAGTCCCGCAGGCCATGGCCTCCATCAGGCAGCGAGTGGCTATCGCATGGGGAGTCACCAGGAGATCCATGGCACGGTAACCCTCGCAGATAGACTCCTTCCGGGCGTGGATTTCCCCGAGGCACCCGGCCCGGTCTGCCCCGGCCAGGAGCTGCTGCCAACAGGAAGCCTTCAAAAGATCCTCTTCAGCACCCCAGATGTGGACTTTCAGCCCCGGAAGGGAGCGAGACGCCAAGATGCACGCATTGAAGACCTCGAAGATGTCCTCGTCCTCCCGCCAGGAGTCGCACAGGAGCACATTGAACTCCCCTCGCTTCTCTTTTGGGATCTCGTACACCTTCCCCGAGCTCCGGTAGCGGTCCTGATCCAGAGGAGGATCCTCCGTGCAGAAGAGTTTTTCCTCCGGCACGACATTTGCCCAGTAGGGGAGATGCTCCCTCCAGAAGGTCACCAGACCCTTCACCCTGGGCCAGCTGGCCAGCTCTGGGATCAGGGAATACCCGTTCCGGGAAGGGCTCCTCTGCTCCGGACGGAAGCACGCGGAAGGCCTGCCATGCACCATCCACAGCAGCGGAGCCTGGCACTTGGCCAAATAGGAGTCGGAGACCCCGTCGTGGCAGATCCACAGATCCGCGTCCAGAGCCTCCCTCCAATCGGACGTGACCAGAGGCCATCCCCCCCTCGGATCCAAAGCCCCTACTCGAGGCTCCTCCCTCTCCCCTCCATCTCTCGCCACCAACCCGGTGTCACAAAATAGTACCTCGTGCCCCAAGAGAGTATCCGAGCGGACACAGTCTCGAGCAGCCTCGTAGAGCCCGCAACGAAAAGGGGAAAAAGGTGCCCAGTGTACGATCTTCATGGTTTCCAGTCCTTTTAGATCTTCAAAAACTCACACGCACAGAGAGAGGAGGATTCGAACCTCCCGCAGGAAAATGCTCGGCCCCTGCGCTACCTTGTCCCTCTACCTTCCCCAGGCGACTGGAGAACCTAGGAAATACTCGCTCCGGCAGTCAGAGCCCTACCCACAATGGAATACGCCACCGACCCGCCGCTGGAGCCCGCTGCGTCGTCTCCCTGGAGGTAGATCTTCTCTCCGTTCATCAGCACGAACCGCTCCATGGCGGTGCCTGCCGCCTTGGTAGCTTGGTTGTTCTTGTTCGCGGCAAGGCTGGCGAGGTTGTCCACAGCCACAGGACCGTTCACTCCAGTCAGCCCGTAGGCAGCGTCCGTGGTCAATTCCCAATTGGTAGGACCCGCCAAGTTGGTCCCGTCCTTCGCGAGAATGATTTCCTCGATCAGAACGGTTCCGGAAGCCGTGCAGATGGTATTCCCTGCCCCCTGGGTGTTGTTGTCGATTGCGTTGTCCGCAATCAGCCCCGTGAGACCTACCGCGATGGGAGATCCGACCCCCACAGCCAAGGTCCCGACAGAGACCACCGCAGAGAGGCTGGAGCTGTTGGCCGTCGAGCCTGCAGTCCCGTAGCTGACCACCGCAGAGAGGCTGGAGCTGTTGGCGGTCGAGCCCGCAACACCGTAGCTGACCACCGCAGAGAGGCTGGAGCTGTTGGCCGTCGAGCCCGCAACCCCGTAGCTGACCACTGCAGAGAGGCTGGAGCTGTTGGCCGTCGAGCCTGCAGTCCCATAGCTCTGCGTGGCACTCAGCCCCGAGGAGCAGATAGTGCCGGTGGAGACCACCGCAGAAAGGCTGGAGCTGTTGGCCGTCGAACCTGCCACCCCGTAAGAGACGGTGGCCGACAGGCCCGAACTCAGAGACGCAGTGTACGCCGACCCCACCGACACCACAGCAGACAGCGAGGAGCTGTTGGCCGTCGAGCCTGCGGTCCCGTAGCTCTGCGTGGCAGAGATGGCGCTGGAGACCAGGGTCCCTACGCTGGTAACCGCCGCAGACGTGTCAGAACCCGTCCCGGTGGCGTTCGACGCGAAGTCCCCAGCCGCTCCGGCATTCACCTTGCCGAGGGTCTCGAAAGCCTGCCCTCGGGCTTCGTAGGCACGGCAATTGGTGACCAGGAACTGGTCCACCGCAGCGGGGAACTCGAAAGTCCCCTGGGTAGCGTCGGTGTTGTCCGAGCCGTCCCAGGCCGCCGTGGCAGCCGATCCGTCCCCGTCTGCCTCCACTATGGTCAAGCCCTCGACCACCAGTCCGACCACTGCCCCCGTTCCCGCCAAGGCGGCTCCGACAGCGAAAGCATTGGCTTGACCCACGTAGGCCAACCCGCCTATCACCTTCGGTCGGGTGCAGGTCGTGCCGGTCGCACAGACCAGCTTGACTCCGTAGAGACAATCCAGAAACTCGCAACCCTCCACCAGCAGATCGGAGGAGTTGTTTACGGTCTCCACGCCGAAGCCGGTGAAGTTCGTTACGATCGCCGAATCGTCGAACCGGCAGCGCCGGATAGTCGCTCCCGACACTCCAGCGGCCACCTGGATACCGGCAGCGGAGCTCGTGGCTCCCGTGTGTGCGAAGAGCACACCTTCCACAGTGCAGTCGTCAGCGGAAAGGGTCAGGAGGTCCAGCGTCCCCGCTCCCGTCAAGGTGAAGCCCTGAGAGGGGTCAGAGACCGGACACAGGATCTTGATTCCAGCGGACGCTACCGACAGCCCGGCAGTGATCGTCTCCGACCCTCCAGGGTTCAAGAGGATCAAATCCCCCGCTCCGGCCAGAGCCAGAGCCCGCGTCAGCGTCAGTACAGCATGCTCCGGGGACTCGCCCCGTCGCCCGTCGATCCCGCTCGAGGAATCCACGTAGATGATGTTCCCGGTCGCCGGGGCGAGAGCCGCAGCCCCCATCCCCGACTGCCGAATCTTCTCACCAGCACTTCTAAAAGACATTACATATCCTCCTTTGTCTCTACTCAGGCCTAGGCACTGGGAGGAGTGGTGGAAGATAGGTTTTGAATAACAAATGTATAGTCGGTGGCCCCGATTTCGAAGTCCCAACTGAGCCTGAAGAGCGCCGCAATACGGCTTTTTACCCAGCTCTCCGGAGGATCCATGAGGGAGGCGTTCTCGAAATCGAGCTTCACCTTCATGGTGAACTGCCGCTGGAAGTCCCCATAGTACCACGCGGAGGTGCTCAGGTCGTCCAGGTACGGAGTGGTGATCACCTTCGGCTGCCAGCCCCTGGTGCCCCAGGGGTTCAGCTCGTTGAAGACGCCCGGCACGAACTCGGAGCCCAGGATCCTCTTCGCGGTGCTCAGCAGCGCGTCGGGGACCAGGATAGACACCCGCTCCATGGGAATGTAGATCCGCTCCCCATGGTAGTTCCGGTTGGAGTTGAGCCGCTCGCGGCAGTTGTCCAACGAGGTCGTGTCCACCAGGGCGTTGTTCGTGTACCGGTTGCCCGAGGTGTTGAGACGGGTCAACGGATCGTTGTCGGTCTGATAGAGACTGACCCCGGTCCCGTTCAAGGTCAGGGCGTAGGGAGGCGTGGGGCTGGAGCCCGAGCCATCGATGTCACAGACGCGCCGGAGAACCTGGTTCTCCCGCTTCTCGGCAGCCAGCTCCCCCAAGCCCATCGAAAGACGCTCCAGGGTCGGAACGTCGTTCTCCTCGATCATTTCGCGGGTGACCTTGAACATGCGGCCATTCCGCTTGTGTCCGATGGTGTACCGCTCCTCGATCGCGCCGATTTCCGGGAATTCCTTCCCTTCTCGAACCACGTCAGGGTCGTCCTTGTCCAGAACGCCCACACCCACAACGTGCGTGAACTTCTTGTTGTCGTCCAGCCGCCTGGTGAGCTGGTCCGCAACTGCCGGAACGGCCTGATAGGCGTCGTTGATTCCAGCGATCGTCAGCTCTCCGGCCAACGCCGGAAACAGATCCGTGTCAATCGCACGAGTGGTCGACGCGATACCCGGAACCCTAACCGTGGTCTGGATTCCGTCCAGGGCTCGGTAGAAGTCCCGCAAGGTGTTGTGGAAGGTGCCCCAGCGGAGCTTTCCTTCCTCTACCGACCGGACGAACTTCTCACAGAAAGCAGGAGCGTCAGCGAGAGCTGCCGTCCGCATATCGTAGATACCCAGTCCCTGGGTGCCTCGAAACTGCAACCCGCTCTTGAAAGGGGTTTTCTTCTCATTACTCACGATATCACCTCCTTTCTTACGCGGTGAACAGCAGAGAGTAGTACGAATTCGACGCCTGAAAGCTCATGATCACATCGCTCTGGTAGCGGAGAGTCGTCCCGGCATCCGGGGATCCGTCCACCGACAAGTGGCCTTGCTCCGGATAGTGGGCATCTCCCGCCACGTTTCCGATGACGTTGGTGCCTGCGGTGTCCGTGACCTGCTCTCCCACAGTCCCGTAGGGGTAGAGAGCGGTCCCCAGCGCGAGGTCGTCCGACGCGTCCAGCTGGAACCTCCAGAGGTCACCCGGACGGGGCACGAGGATCGGATAGTATCCGGCCCGGTCGCCGTCCTCGATCTTCGTGGCGGCGATAGCCCCCACTCCAGCGGAAAGGTCCCGGTCGCCCGCGAGGGGGATCCAGTTGCCGCCCGACAGCTCGATTATTTGACCGTCCTTGATTGCCTGGGTGCCTCCGGCCTGGAAGTGCCCCAGGACCTTGAGGGGCTCCACAGAGCCGGAGATGACGTTGCGGACGAATCTCCAATGAGAACTTGCAGCCATTTCAAAGCCCTCCAGCTAAATGGCGGTGATCCGGCACTTAGCCGGGGAAACCCCCCAGACGGCTAAACGCCTGGGAGAACTCGTCGCTCGAAAGCTGATCCAGCTTCCTCGCGGCAGGGGTTTTGGTTTCGGAAATGCTGGGCTCCCGGCTTCCTACCGAGGCGCACCGCTCCCGCAGAGCCGCCTTGAAGGCTTTGCGAGCACGGGCCACCGAAGCTCGATCGAGGACCAGCCGGTCGGCAAGGGCTCGCATGCCCTTCGGAGCTATCCCCCGAATCTCGGAGTCCACAGCTGCTCGAGAATATCCTCGAGAGCCCTTCTCCGCGTCAGATGGGGCGTCTTCCTCTTCGTCGTCCTTGGGTGCGTCTTCCTCCCCCTCTGCCCTGTAGTCGGGGTCCTTCTCCTGTTCCAGACGCTTCCGCTCCTCTTCCTCTTCCTCGGCCCGCTTCCGCTCTTCTTCCTCGTCCTCGTCCTCGGCCCGCTCTTCCTTCTCTTCCTCATCCATTCGCTTCTCTTCGTCGCAAGGCATTGCCCGCTCCTCCCAATCAAAACCTCGAGCTAGCGCAAATTGGTCCGCAGGTACGCCCACGACGGACACCTCTAGCAGTTGCCACTCGGTCACGACCCGAGCCGGGCCGTCTACGGCCAGGCCCCCGAACATCTCCCGCTTCCCAGCGGGGACGAAAACCACAGAGCTGTCGTCCACAGGGATCCACCCCACGGACACCGCTCGGAGAAATCCTCGGTCCACCTTCCCGGCCACTCGAGCGGACCTTTCGTCTGCCTCGTCGAACTCGACCTCCAGAAGGAGCTGATCTCCTGCCACGGAAGGAGTCCCTCGCCCTACCACGGTCTCCGCGACAGACCCTCCGTAGGAGTGGTTGTCTAGGATTACGGGATTCCTGAGATACCGGGATAGATCCGCTCCGGACATCAAGAGGATTTCCGGACCTTCCGCAGTCTCCACAGGAGCCTGGGTAGCAGCCACGAAACCGAAAGTCCCGGACTCCGACCGTCCCCTGTACCTGCACCCCTGATACACCCGGCGTTTCATGCCGCGCTCCTCCCTGGAAATCTCCGCACGTCACTCCGGTCGATGTCCACGTCCTCGAGAGGCCTGCCCGAAGGCGACAGGGCAACGTCGGGCATGGGCGGCAAGCCCAGCTCGATCCGGCTATCCCTCTGGAACTTCTCCTCCAGAGACTTCTGGTAGATCAGGTCTTCCCAGTCCTTGCCCTCGCCAGCCGCCTCATCTCGGATAGTCGTCAGACCCGAGAGAAGCTTCAGCTCGGCAGCCCTGGCCTCCCGCTGGGGATCCACCCACGGCCACCCAGGAGGCTGCCACCGCACGGAGGCGAGATCCTCGTCCGAGCAGTCCCGGAGCTCCGGAAGCCCGTCTATATCCCTCGCGTGCATCAGAACCTGGAAACGCTCCCAGCCCAGGCAGTAGTCGATGAACCACCTCTGCCAGCTGCGATAGGTGAGCCGGTCCCCCAGGAGGTCTGTTCGGGCGCTGGAGTAGTTGGAGGCAGAGTAGTCTCTTAGGATCGTCTGCCAGGAAAGGCCCAGCCCCGACCCTATTCGACGAGCCAAAGCAATGATAAAGTCGAGCAAGGGTGTCGTGGGGAAGTTGGGATTTAGGGTGGTGATAGTCTCTCCAGGGTACAGCTTCCACATCGCACCCGGCTCGAGCTGTTGGTTCATCTTGTAGCCGTACTTTTCGGCGGTGATATCCACAAACTGGTCCAGGGGGAGGTCGGACGTGATAAACGCCGACAAGCACGCCGCCACCTGCGTCCGCTTCAGGGACGCGATAATCAACAGATCGAGGTCCCTAAGATCTTGCATCACGGAATGGAACCAAGGAACTCCCCTGGTCTGTCCTGGCCTTTGGATCCGTCGAAGGTGGCGAACATCCTCCGGATCCATGCTAAGGAAATCCGCTATGGAGCCGCCTGCGAACGAGCTGTAGGTGGCCACCGCTGCACCCACCCCGCCGAAAATCCCTCCCAGGATCTCCCCTGGGTGGTGCTTCAGAAACCAGTACTTCTCCCGGATCCCCTCTGGAGTCCTCTGCACACCATCACGGATCTCGTGACCTTCAGGGAGGTACGTAGACCCCGACAGGCCTCCTGGATGGCGGCACCGGTCCGCTTCGATGATCTGAAACCGCAACCCATCAAGCCCTTTAGGGAAGAACTTCGCCACGAAGACATCCCCATCCTCGAGGGTCTTCCTGAACTTCAACCGCTGCGCCTCGGAGTAGGTGATCTCCTCCTGCGGGTGCAGCGTGTCCTTGATCCGGTCCCAGACCGCTTCAATCCGGTTGTCTTTCTTTTTGCTGCCGGTGCGAGCCTGGGCGAGGATGCCCGGCCCGATGCACTGGTCCACCATAGTCCCTATCACGCCGGAGGCGATGGGGTCGTCGCGGCAGAGTTCCCTGGACCTCTCTCGGATCCGAGGCAGCTCGAAGAGGATATGGCCGTCCGCAGACCTGCCCCAGTTTCCCGACACCCACGGAGAGCGGGTATCGTCCGTCCCTGCGGCACGGTAGCCCCTCGAGCGGACCGCAGCGAGGACGGACTCCCGGTAGTCCGGGTCTGACTCCATCTGCCTCCAGTGCCTGCGGAGTGCCGCCCTGCGGGGAGAAAAAACTCCCACAAGGCGGTCCACTGTACGAACAGCCCACCCCATCAGTACCTGCCCCCGTAATATCGGTAAGCCTGGCCGAAGCGGGTCTTCATGGTGCGGTTTCTGTCCGAGTGCTTCTGGGCGGAAACCGCCGAATCTATGCGGTCCCCCAAAGCCTTCAGGTCTGCCCGGTACACCGTAACATTCCCTGCAGCTCCGGTAGTGGAGCGAGGGAAAGAAGACAGCACGGCTTCAGCTGCCGCCAGCTTGGTATATGCAGTCGACCAATCCTTCGCAGCTATGGCGTCTGCGCACTCTGCAAGGAGTAGTTTGTATGCTGTTTCTGTGGTTTCTTGGTCTGCCATGACAGGAATATCATGGCACAGAGGGGAGGGAAGTGTCAAAGAGGGCTTACATACTTTTTAGATCTGTAAAAATCACCTCCTCTTCACTGGAAGGGAGAAGCAGTGCCCGCACCGGCACCGGAAGTAGGCTCGGTCGACGACCCTCTGCCCCGTCTCGTCCTCCGGGTCTCGCACCTTCCCTACAGACGCTAGGACCACCGCTTGCCTCCCGTCTATCAGAACTGCCCTGCACTTGGGGCAAGGGTGGGCAGAGGGCTTCCGGTACGCGTCGGGGAGGGGCTCGTCTTCCGGCCAGGACCCGGAGGACCTCACGGAGTCGTCCACTCGAGCCCAGTTTATCTGCGGTGCTCGGTGTACCGGCTCTGCCTTGTTCTTCCTGGGCCTTCCTCGTTTCCTTGGCTTCTCCATCACTACCTCCCTATTTTCCATCCTCGACCTCCCCGGAGCTCTGGATTCTCCACTGTACTCCAGTTTCGCACGAGGGGATTTGCCCCTCGAATCTTCCGCCGATCCCCGTCTCGAAAGCCCGCGAAAGCCGCAGCTGCCCGAGACAAGTACAACGCGTCAAGGTAGTGGTTGTCCTTCCGGACCCGCCTCCACCACCGCTTGAGCTGACCTGCATGCCGCTTCTCCTCCTCGCGCTCCGCTGTCACCTGGAGAGCGAAAGTCTTATGAGTCCCCCGCGAAGCCTGAAAAAGCTCTATGGTCCTCTCGTCGTCCAGCCCGGCTGCCAGCGCCAGCTGCACCTCGCGCTTCCATCTGTTGGTGTCTACCATCAACAGTTTTGTCCCGAAGTGCCTGTCCCGCTTCGTGTACCACCCGTCCCCCGCCACAACGCCTTTGGTGCCCGGCGCTGGGAGCTGGAAATTCTTCCGCTCCTGCCCAGCTCCGCAGCCCTTGGCCGGGAGCACCTTCTCCTTGTCGCACCGGACGCACCAATTCCGAACTTCGTCTGTCGCGTACCCGCTGTCTATCACGATCCGATCAGGAGGTATCAGCTCCCCGCTGGAGCCCGTCCTCTTCCACCCGTGCGCCAGGACAGACTCCCACAGAGAGTCCAGAGCCGCTCCAATCGCATCCATGCCGTGCCCGGAATCGGGAACTTCGAACTCCCCGTAGTTTAGCACGTGCCCCCTCCCAGGGGGCGTCCAAGCGCAGGCCACCCAGTGGATGACATGCGCTCCCACGTCGATGCCTACCGTCAGAAGCTCCGCCTTCAAAGGCAGGTGGCCTCGAGGGATCGCTCCGATTTTCTTCATGACGATGGTGCGCTCGAGGCCAGCTATCCTCTCGTCGATCCAATCGTCCTCGGTCGGCAGCGCCCATACCTGCTGCCGCACGTTCCTCAGCTGCAGGCCAGTGTCGTCCTGGGAGGCTCTCCACTCCTTCTCCGCAAGGCTGGCGTAGTCGATCAGCGGCGAGTGGAACGCCGTCCACCGCATCCCCAAGGTGGTAGTCGAGGGCTCCGGGCCTATGACCCGGCCTTTCTGGTCCAGACGCTGGTCCTTCGGCACCAGCCTCGGCTTCCTCAAAGCGTCCTCCCGGTCGGACTCCGACAAAACCACCCCACAAGCCGGGCAGACGAACGTCGCCTTCCTCACAGCATCCTCGAGATCAGGCACATCCCAGCCCTTGAAGTGCTCCCGCTCGTGTTTCACCCACTGAGCGCAGTGAGGGCACCTCACCTGGACGGAGTGCCCGCTGCCCCACTCCTGGGTCTCTCTCCAGATCCTGCCATGCACGGTCGTAGTCGTACACTCCGCATACAGCAGCGCCTGCCTCCCGAAGCTCTGGGACCGGTTCTCGAACTGGTCGATGGGAGAACCTTCCTCGGAGGTTTCCAGAGGATTTTCCATCCGGTCCACCTCGGTCAGGACCACCACTCGAGCGGTATGCGAGGACTTCTGAGCGTCCCCTCCCTGAGCCCCCATGAGGCGCAGGGAGGATCCGTTGGTGAAGTAGACCACGTCAGGAGTCCCGCCTCTGGACCCTGCTCCGGAAGTAGGGAGATATTTCACGAAGCGGGACTTTTCAATGACGGGAAGTATCTTGTCTTTGTAGACAGCCGCAGCCAAGTCAAGAGAGGGGGCTCCGAGGATAACGTGCTCCCCTATCTCAAACAAGTGGTACAGCGCAGGGAACACGCAAAAAAGCAGCGTTTTCCCAGACTGGGCGCTGCCCGTCCCCCACATGCGCCTCCACCTGCCCGAGCCCATCTCGTCGAGGAGGAGGCCTGTCCAGGGAGCGGTCTTGGTCTTGAACTTGAACCCGGCGTGGATCCCGGTAGAAAGGACTATCTCCTGCTCGCAGAACTCCCGCAGAGAGCGTATCTGCGGAGGTTTTGCGGTCTCGAAAAAGGCCTTGAAGTGGTTTTCTTTCACGAGAGGGAGGCCTTCATTCTAAGTGGACGTCCTCCGCTGATGCCACGGAACCTGGTTCTTTGAGAAGTCCAGCCACTGCAAGAGCCCCTCCCAGTCCCCTTCGAACCGAAACCCCCGGTCGTCCACATACACCCTAGCCAAAGGCTTCTCCTGCACGACATCCGAAACCACGTCAGACAATCCGTGCCCCCGAAGCCACTCCCAGATAGCGGCCCTGCCCTGCTCGGTCGAGCATCTGCAGCTGTGGACCACCAACCGAAAATCGTCCGACAACCACTCCAGAGCCTCGCGAGTCCCAGGGAGAGGCGGGTCTGGCAGGCTCTCCGGGCCTTCCCATCTACCGGTGTACAGCACACCGTCGAAATCCAAACATATCGTGGGCTCGACGCTCATTTCAGAAACCCTTGCAAGTCCTCCTGCACTTGGTCGAGGAGCTCCCGGAGGTCGTCCCCGACCTCGTCCCCGTACTTCCGCTGGAGGCTCTCTCCTCTCGTCCGAAACCGGATGCCAATGAAGCGGGCCTGGTCGTCCACCTCGGCCCGCAGCGCCAGCTTCTGCTCCCTGAGGTCGTTTTCCATTTTCAGCTTTCTAGCAGCTTCGTACCTCTGCTTCGCCAGCTCCGAGCCCGCGTCCAGCTCTGCCTCTCCTGTGGCCTCCTCGAGCCTCCCCACGGCCTTCCCGGCCTTCACGCCCCGGTCATACTCCCGCTGCTTGAGAAACTCTATCACCTTTCGGATGGCATAGACGTTTGCTCTCCCCTCCTTCCTGACCTCCAGCCCGTCTCGCTTCCACCGGGATGCCGTCCGGTTATCTATTCCGAGAGCCCTGCACAGCTCCGAGGAATTGAGAGTAAGACCTTCTTTCTTGTCCAGATTCACGGCAGGAGAAGCCTCACGGCTGCCAGATCCTCTGCGCTCAGGTTGCCTCGGTCGATCAGCCCCAGCGCGGCATCCAGGTCGGCCTGCGCATCGAGCCTCTCGCGCTCTTCTTCGACCAGGATCCGGGCACGATCCAGCGCCACCAGCTCGGCATGCGCAGCCAGTGCCTGCGCCGCCAGGATCAGAGGCCCCCTGTACCGGTAGATCTGCCGATTCAGGAGGATCGTCCGACCGTCCCACCGATCCACGAGGGGGGCGGTGATCGGCCCTTGGATGTAGGAGGCACCACATCGTCGCAATGCTCGTGAATACATGTCTCGACTCCCTACAGGTAGCACTCAGCGGTAAACAGAGACTCGTCGGCTGCAGCATTGTCATACGTGACGTCGCAATTGGCGTGATTGCTTTTTATGGTCAGTGTATACGTCTTCGCGCTGGTTGTGGCGGGCGTGTCCTCCCACATGAACATACTCGGCCCGAGGCTCGGAGCCGTGGACGAAGATGCAGCAATCAGATTTCGCCCGATGAATCGCGCGCCGAGTGCCGTACCATTCGGGGGATTCCCAGCACCGCCGGTTGAATCCCGGTGGCAATTCACCGCGCCAGCCCGGACGTTCAAACTCGCGCCGTCCCCAGTGGGTTTGAGCGTCCCACTCCAGAGGATCCGCACTTTGTGGCTCGACGTCGGCGGCGTGATCGATATCTGATGCGTGGTTTCCACCTCGGTAGTGCCTGCAATCGTCTCGTCACCTCCCCCCGTGCCGGGCTGTGTGACGATTGTCGAGATGACGCCTGCAGCGCCGGTTGCGCCCGTGGCTCCGGTCGCTCCGGTCGCTCCGGTCGCTCCGGTTGCCCCTGCAGCTCCAGCTGCTCCGGTCGCTCCGTCTGCTCCCGTCGCTCCGGTCGCGCCGGTCGCGCCGGTCGCGCCTGTCGCTCCGGTCGCGCCTGTCGCTCCGGTCGCACCTGGGATGTCAGGGGAGAAACCTCTCATCGCTCTACCTCCAATTCAGCCACCGCCCGGCCCGCCTCTTGAACTTCTGACGGCATAAACACTCCAATACGCCCACCCTCAAAAGCCACCTCGTAGCACAAGCCATGGGAGTCGTGATGCGTAACCACCACTCCGTACAATCCCCACAGCCCCTTTCGGTCCTCTATCGTCTCAGGAGTGAATTCTCGCCGCTCATCAGGGTGAGGTTGCGTCGTCCTCACACAGGTCCCATTTTTGACAGGTGGCCATGAGTCCCTCATCGCTCTACCTCCAGCTCAGCTACTGCTCGGTCCGCTTCGTACTGTGCGGTCTCTCGCGCCGCTCTGATTTCAGCGACCTTGGCCTGGATCGCCCTCTCTCGAGCCCCGGCCAGGTCGCCCACGGCCTCAGTGCCGACCTGGCGAAAGGGCGCAATCCCCAGCGGCGGCCCGGACAGTGCGACAAGAGCGCAGCCACGGGGGCGAACGGGTAGCGTGCCGCCCTGCGCGTCGTGATCGATCACGGTGTCAATCCGCCCATCAGGCCAAACGTAGGCACTCCAGCTCATGCTTTCGCCCTCAGGTATGTGGTGATGATCGTGCCGACACCCAGGCCCCCCGCGTGAGCCGCCGCTATCCTGACAGCCGTAATCGTCGAGATAGAAGCCCCTGGTTTGCACCCGTCGCAATAAAATGTGGTGCGGTCGGCTGGATCCGCGCTCTCGATCCCCCTCAAATACTCGCCGACGAGGCAAACTCGCTCACCTGCAATGCTGATACGGACAAAACCGGAAGCCAACCCGCTCTGAAGACAACTGAGAAGCTTTATGTCGTTCGCAGCCGTTATGATATTCATCGTACCGGTATTGTGGTAGTGATAGTAGCCACCCCTGTAGTAGTTCGAATCGGTGTAGTCGGCCTGCACATACGCGGAATACGATTCCGTCCCGGCGTAGTCGTTTACGATGTCAACCGATATCTCCAGCCTTTCCCCCTCGCTCATTGACACGCCAGGGATATCATAGGTCTGTATCGCTGACCCGGCCACCTCGTAGGAATCGACCAAGGTGAGTGCTCCAGCCGCCCCGGTTGCGCCGGTCGCTCCGGTCGCGCCGGTCGCTCCGGTCGCTCCGTCTGCTCCAGTCGCCCCGGTCGCTCCGTCTGCTCCAGTCGCCCCGGTCGCTCCGTCTGCTCCAGTCGCCCCGGTCGCTCCGTCTGCTCCAGTCGCCCCGGTCGCGCCCGGTATGTCAGGAGAGAAACCTCTCACAACCCCGCCTCCACCTCTGCCGCCCTCTTCAGCAGCTCCCTACGACGTAGAGCCTTGGCCGCTGCTCTCTTCAACGCAACCAGCTTTCCGTTCTTCAAAGCCGCCACCACATCTTTCTTCAGCTGATCATCCATCCCTAACGTCCCTCAGCAGCTGCAGGAGCTCTGAATTCAATGAGCGGATTTCCTCCGCATGCTGGGCTGCGCACTGCACACACCGCTTCTCCGACGCGTCCAATCTCTCCCACATCTTGTTCCACACCGTCCGGATCCCGATTGCGCAACCCACCGCCACGATTCCGGCCACTCCCAGAGAAGGGAGGAATTCAGCCCATACCTCACCCACGGCACTCCCACCTATCCCAGGAGCAGAGACCTCACGACCCGCGCCCCAAACTCTAAAATAGATCCGAACACCCTCTGGGACCACGAAGACAGCCTCACCCTTAGAATCCCTCGCACGACCTTCGCCTGACCGAGAAGCTCCTCGAACAGCGCATCGTCGGGCTCCCTCACGAGAGCAGCAAAGTCCTCCGCGATCTCCTCCACGTACTCCGACACCGAGTCGGCGTGCTCGGAAGAGACCTCCCGCAGCAACGCCTTCATTTCCTCGAGGAAGCTCTCCAGCTGGAAATCCGGCACTACTCTGCCTCCTCGATTGCGGTCCGGACAATGGCTCTAAGGAGCTCAGTGGAGCGGAGGTAGACATCCCTCTGGATCTCGACCAGAGAGGAGTCAGAAGCCACGTACACGTCGTGCCTGTCACACACCAGCTGCACGACCTCCTGCACGTCCACAGCCGCTATCTGCCCCTTACCCACACACCCAGGAGTGCATAGGATAGAGACCGTGATCGCGGTCAGTATCAGCACGAGAGCCGCCCACTCCAGTAGAGATGGCTGCGCCTTACGCAAAGGTCTCCCCCCTTCCTCGATAGGGCTACACCCTACTGTATACCGGATGCGACACGACGTCAAGATTCTGAGACATGCCTCCGTCGCCCTACCTCCGGGAAGGTTTTTGAACACCCGTTCATTAACAGGAGTAGTGAACTACAGATACGGCCCGGCAGGCGGCTGGACAGGCAAGACATGGTATCGAAAATCATTTATGGGAGGGAATCTCCCGAAGATTTGCCGGGCGT